GGCATCCTCTCCGCCCGCTCGTTGTAGTAGGCTTCCCTGTCATCGGGCATATCGTCAACGGCCTGTCTGTGCATATCCATTTCGGCCGGGTCGTATCCATACATCTCTAGGATTGACGATGCAGATGCCACGCAATCTGCGCATCTGCAATTTTCTGTCTGGTCGCAGTTCATTAGTTGGCCTCCTTCTTCATTCACATGCATGATCTAATCCCACTGGCGTTCCGCAATGTCCGCATCTCATGTTTGGCCTCCTGTGTTATTCTTTTGCGCCCAATTGTACAAATATGCATTTTCGGCCCACACCCTAACCTACCCTATGGATAGGCTGGGGCCAGGGCCGAAACCCTGGCGTTTCGCTTATTGCACCTCCTTTGCCAGTAGGGTCTTGAAGAGGCGCACATCGCCCTTCTTGCCGTTTTTCGTGAACTCCCCTCGGTACCTGAAATTCTTCCTGCTGATGCTCACAGTCGAGCAGTATTTGTAGACATCGCCGTTGCTATCCTCGACCTCAACCAGGAAGTTCAACTTGTTCTCTTTCCACGCCCTGGTCTTGGCGTTCCCGTTGTCATTCCAGAACCATGTGTTCTGGAGGCTCTCATGGTTGTCCAACGCTCGCTCTACCTCAAGACGGTCTGCCTCTGTCATGGTCTTGGCCTCCTGCCCCGCTTGTTTTGGGTGAGGCTTTGGACTCACCCTGGGGGTTAATTCGGGGCCGTAGCCCCGACCCATCCCCTAGTTGACCTCCCTGTCGTAGAACTTCTTGCCCCCGACCATGATGGAGCGAGGCATACCATCGTATCGTCCACCCTGCGATATGTAGTCGATTCGCTTCTTCTTGCCCCTCTGCCCCAGGGTAACCTTGCCAGCATCCACGTCGTACTTGACTGCGTGGTCGTACCCAACTCGGTCGCCCAGCAGCACTTCCACATCCTCGTCCCTGGTGTCTATCCAGAATTTCGCATCGGTTACAGTTGCGAGGAGGGCTACTCTGGCCCCGCCGTCTCCATCTGTCATGGACTCGCTGGTCTTGACCAACTGCGTCTCCCTAATCCGCACGGCCCATGCGACCTGTCGCTCTGAGCCTGCAAGGTCTGGGAGGGTTCCGAACGTCTCCAGGGCGGTGGCCGTCGCTGCCTTCTTCCCGTTCACATAACAGTCGGTGCAGTCCCTAGCCGACCAGTAGACGATGGACTTCTTGAGGCTCCTTGGCCCAGGCTCGCCTCCGCTTGCATCGGTGAGGTTCCGTTCGCTTGTGTGTCCGCAGGTTCCCGTGATGTCTACCTTCATTCGTTGGCCTCCTAAACCCCTAACAAGAGTTGCCTCGGCCTTGGAACCGAGGCTGGGGTTTACAGCCACTCCTTAGTGGCTGTCCTCACCGTTATCTGCGGCAGGTCTCGCCGTGCAATGGACAACCCTGGCTCGGTGTGTAGTGTCCGCAGCCCCTGGTTGCCACTCGGCTGTTGCGGCACCGTGGGCAGGTCTGAGTAGCGAGCCATCGGGCTTTGCCTGGTCGGTCTCTCTCGGCCCCAGTGAGGTTGTACGTGTAGGTGTGTCCGCAGGTGTTGTTGATGCTGTACTTCGCCATATTCTCGTGGCCTCCTAACCCTTTTGTTTTGGGCTGGCCTTGCCACCAGCCCTGGGGGTTACGCTGGCCCCGTAGGGCCAGTGGCTCACCGTTTATTTCTTTGCTTTGTTAGTGGCTGTGCGTTGTGTGTATGCCGTATACCGTGCGATTTCCGCATCCCGCTCTGTGCGGTTCATAAAGTATTTGGTGCCTTGCATTGCTCCAAATGGTTTGTCGTTCCGTGTGGTCATCGTCCTTAGTGCTAGGTGCGTCCCTGGTGTTAAGTTGTACCAGGATGTAACATCGTCTGGCACTGCTTGGAATGTTTCCTCCCAGGTGCTTATCTTGGCCCCAATCATCCTTCCCTGCTTGTCTGCAATGCCTGTGGCAATGAACTCTGATTCCATCTCTGTCTTGCTGATTCGCTGTACTTTCATCGCGGCCTCCTTTTGGTTTCATCGAGTGATTATCTCGACCTCGTCAGGCGGGCAAAGTATTTCCCGCTACCTTCACCGTCTCCCGTGGCATCCCCCGTCTCCTAGTCTCGTTGCTACCGTTGCCCGTATTGGCTAGGAGGATTATGAGGTTCCCTCGTCACGCCCTTGGGAGGTTCCCGCTTGTTTAGCCTGCGGGCTGCTGTGCTGTTAATTATACACATCTGTACAGACTTTACAAGGTATATAGAGCCTATTTTATCCAATATTAGACCACTATTGGCTTTTTGGGCCTTTTGGGGGGTATTTGGGCGTAAAAGGCTGCAAGCCTGTACAGCCCAGGCATAATTGTACAAATGTCCAACCTGGGTCTATACCCTATTCTTACTATGGACAGGTGGGGAACGGGGATGGTGTGGGCGTTTTCGCACAGACAAAAATAAGGAGCCAGACTCTCTCAAATCTGGCTCCCTATTCCAAGTAACACATACCAGGAGGCCACCTATGTATGCGCACCCTCAGTCTAGCATGACGGCCCTGGCATGACAATGCCACAGGCCGAGGGGGGTGACCTGTGGCATTGCCTGGAGGCAGCGATATGGGTATGCGCCCCGCCTGCCCCCTGGACGCTGGTATAACACCGCCAATGCCCACCAACGGACATAGTGGATGCCTCTGTGAGGCCGTAGAGAGGCCGCTACGCTAATGCAGCACCCTCGGTAGTGGTTTACCCCATCCCGCTTGCAATCAATAGCCCCAGAATCGCCAGCACCAGGGGAATGAGGAGCATCAGCCCGCCCTCTATGCGGCCCACCCTCTCTCGGACATCCATCAACCCTTGCCACATCGCCCACGCTCCTTGGCCCTCAAAGGCTGCGGATGTCAGCGGGGCGTTTGGGGGCTTCCACTTATTGCGCTTGAAGGGCCACATTGTTACTGCACCTTGATCGGCGTGTCTATGATATTGTCCGTGGCAGACCTATACGAGAGAGTCGATTGCAAGACATAATCGGCGGTGTTAATGCCGTCCCCTGTGCCGAACCTACTGGTGGCATCCTGGGTTAAGGTGCTGGCCTTAACGTAGTCTATGTTCCACCCTCCAACACTACAGGCAACGTCCGTAAAGGAGAGTGTCCCGACGGTAGCATCCCCTGCCAGGGACAGGATGAGGCGGTCAACGCTGGTGTCCCTGGCATCAAACGTGCCAGAGCCACGGGTGCTGACTATCACTTGGTCAGCGATAGTGCTATCAATGGTGGCCCCAAATGTATGCCCATCAGTGCTGCCAGCAATGGTCAGTGTTCCAATCTCAGAGTTCGCCCAATCCAGACTCGGCGCACTCACCCCTGTCATTACGATGTCATTCACATATAGATAGCCCGTACCAGCACCACGCTGCACCACGACACAATCCGTCAGGCCCGTCCGTCCCATGTCCAGGTTCTGAAAGGTCAGGGTGGATATGCGGACTCCATCCGCAAGGTTAATCTGCAAGGTCTGGCTGGGAGTCTCGTCCTCATAGTTCTCCAACTGTTCACCCATTGTACCCAAGGGAGAACCCAAAGCATAGGAAGCCCCTGCCCTGGGCCAATCATAACTGGAGGAGACGACATCCTTGATAGCCAGCCACATCCCAGTACCGACCACAGTCGCCGATAGCATCACCGTTCCCAGCACTATCCACTTTATCTTTGAATTGGCGAGTCTTATCCCACCTATGGCAGGGAATTTCATGCCGAAGCGGGGCAGAGCTATATGGGGAAAGCTCGTCGGTAGGGGCAAAAGGAAAGTACGCCCCCTGATAGTTATCTGGGGAGTTCTCCACCATCCTCTTATTCGCTTAATCATCCTTCTTGTCCCCCCAGCCCTCAAATATTTTCATTAACCCTCCGCTAACTGGAATCGTCAGCACTGCGAGGGCCGTGAGCAATCCTTCAATGTTGTCCAGAGTGGTTGCGCTTGTAGTTGCCGAGATGATAATCCTTGCTGCGAGGAATAACCAAACGAATACCGTAGGCGTGAAAATAACGAGGACGATAAGTTCCCTGCCCGTGAGGGTGACTGACCCGCTCTTCTTGCGAGGTTCTTCATCGGGCGTTTCTGGTTGTTCAGCCATCTATTCCCGCTCAAGGATTTTCCCTGCCAGATTTGCGATTGCCACGATACTGCCGACACCAGCGGCTGATACCAACTCGCCATTGTCCATCTCAAGGCCAATCCGCGCAATGCCGATACCCAGTATGCCGACAATAGCCATAGCTGCGAGGATGTTGGGCCTGATACGGCTTACGAGGTCTTTAGTGGCATCCCCAATAGCAATGATGAAACTGGCAAAAGCATCTCTCATTTATCCACCATTGCCGTTCCGCTTTGGCCCTGTCAGGATACCCAGCTTGCCACCGAGTTCGCCCCATTCGGGGACGCTAATCTTGCCATCAGCAAACGCCCTGATGCCCCACTCCGCAACAGCCTGCCGCTCCTGTGGAGTGTCCAACTTGGCAACCATCCGCATCGCTAATTGTATCATGGCCTGTTTGTCCGCTGGGAGGAACTTCATCAACATCTGCAACATTGTATCACCCCTCTATCGTTCTACCGTGACTGCCCTGGGAATCAAATCGGTCAGCCGCCTGGAACGCCTGTCTGGTTGTATCGTCAGGACATCCGTGTCGGCATCGTACTGGGTTTCCATTATGTAAAACGTGCGCACATCATCAAGGGACACGGTGGCTGTGCCAGCCACCAAATCCTGTATGCGAATAACCTCCCCTGCCCGAACGTGCCACTTGGGTATCTCCTCAAGTCGGCCACCAGCATTGCTCGTCGAGCGATATATTCTCCCTGAGACTTTGAAGGCTATGCGCTGCCTGGGCAACCCTCTCTCGGTTACCTCCTTGGTTCCTGCATCTGTTGACGGGTCGTTTGCCATCCCCGTCGGCAGGGTGAACGTTGCCTCACGGACAGGGTAGAGTACCTGGCTGGCTGCATCTACTACGGCGGTCTTTTCAGTACCGCCAGCAACAGGCAGAATAGAGTTGCGGAGTTCCAGGGCCGATTGGTCGAGGCGTAAATCCTGCAACGAGTCCAGCCAGATATGCCAGTCGATTGCCGTGACGCTCCTCTTGAATAGATACGGCACCCGGTTGTCCCAGACGGCGAAAAACCAGACGGCGTAGTCATTGTCTGAGAGGTTCGTTAGCTCGTTGATGCGCACCTGTGGATACTGTTTGGCTGAGAAATCAATGCCCACTAGGTCACGAGTCCCTGCCGCAATGTTGCTCTGGTCTGAGTTAATATCGGGACATTCCTCGGTGAGCAATTCCTTAACGATGTCATCAATCGTGTGACCGCTACCGCTCGTCCAATCCGTATGGGTGTCGGCATCATACAACTGGTCTCTACACGCTCCCCAGTACCCCTGGGCCTTGACGGTGATGCTCTCCTGCCCAGCCTGGATGTTGAGTTGAATCTCCATCACCCGCCCCTCCCAGACTAGGGTCAGCCCATCGTGGACTGTAATCCTATTGAAGTGGAATCCCCGCTTGCCTTCCCTGGATAGCCACATCCATGCCTCGCTCGCAGGCATATTGACGTTGAAGCTACACAGGCGAAACCCACCGTTGAGGCCCGTGCTAAAGTTCAGTTTCTCTACCCGCTCTGTTAGATTATCGAGCAGCGTGGGCGTGGTGAGGTTGTTATCGTGGAGCCAGACTTCCAGCGGCATTATGCTCCAATCACCTGCAAGAACCTGGGCCGATAGCGTACTCGCAGAGTGAACGTGTCACCCTTGGTAGCCGTGGCTGCGCCCTTCGCCATGATGTATACCCTTGTCCCTTGTGGGTGTACCTCTGGGCTTCTGCCCAACTGGGTAGACGGGAAGGACTGCACAACGTCTGAGGCATCAACCAGGAATAGCCCTTTGGCATCCCCCATAGAGTTGAGGAGGATAACGTCTGTGTCGGCGGTCTTGGTCGTGTAGTTGCTCCCCCTGTCGTTCGGCAACAGCATCACCCAATCTACGAACCATATCACCCGCTGCCCTGCGGAGACTTGGTTGTAACTGACACCCGATGGCGTTGTGTCCCATGCGCAGAAGATAGAGAGCGTGAACGTGCCGTCAGTCATATTTGAGGCAGTAACAACGGGAGGGATGGTAACTGTGCCAAGGTCAAGGACTTCACGATTGGAAGCAGCCCCAGCCGCCACCGCCTGTGCTGGCATCTCCACAAAGCTGCCCGTAGCAGGGGAGGTTATACTCAATAGGTTAACGTCGCCATAGGTGAACCCCATGCCGAACGCCCACTGTGCAGCATTGTGGGCATTACCGCTGCCAGAGTTCTCGGAAACCTTTACCCCCACCAGCACTCGGAATCCCCCCTTGGGCAGAGCGGTGATGCCGTAATCTAGGCGAAAGAGGCCCGTTAGTGTACCTCCTATATCAGATGCCCCGCTTCCTGGTCGCTCTGCGCTGACCTGCCGTGCCGAACCATCGCTATTCGTCCCGTCACTCTCCGTGGCATTATTGACCATCGTGTAACCCGACGGGGTGCTTATGGTGGCTGTGGCTGTGTTAGCCTCTCCCTCTAGCCAGATGGCATCATACTGCTGCCCTGCGTGTCTTGCGCCCGACCAGAACTCATCATGGTCTTGGCCCTCTGTGATGGTCAACTGGAGTTCCGCTGGCATATCCCCTGGAACGTCCTCAATGTCTATGTAGTTCGTCGTAGCCTGGGAATCGTCTGCGAGGTGGTTGGTAATGCTCCGACTGCTGGCCCATGCCACAGGAACGGCTGCGGCTTGTACCGCTATCACATTATCAATATAGACTATGCCTGTGGCAGATGCGTCGGTGGCTTCTAGGCGTATTCTTAGGTCTACATACCCTGCACCTCCAGGTGCGGTCTGATTATTGGCAGTCAGCTTCACGAACTCAGAGGCGTTGACCGTCGTCGTGGAATGTTCTGTATCGGTTCCTGAGTCATAGTCCAGTTCCATCACAACCTTGCAGTTCGATAGAGCGTCCACCCGTACCCAGCACTGGAACGACCAGACCTCAGTAGCATCTACATCGAGGAGCCTTTGGACACGCTCGATGACCTGCCCAGAGGATGAGGATGTCATCACCAGCTTGAGGCTGGCAGAGCCATCCTTCTTGACCGATGTGTCCCTGGCACTGGTTCCCGACCCTGTATGGTTTGATGTCCAATCTGCCAGGGCCGTCCCTGCCACCTCGAACCCTGGGTCGGCTACATAGTTCTCTATCGTTTCCTCTGCGCCAAAGCCGAACGGCTTACAGAGCAGGGTTAGCGTAGCCGTAGCAATCTTGATGTTGACCGTATGGGCTGGGGAGAACTCATCGCCTATGGCTAGGCTCCCCGTTAGGACATGGAAGTCCACCTGATTGGTCGCCCCCTCCCACTTACGCCTGAGAATAAGCTGGGAGCCAAGGCCCGTAGTGGTGAACTCGGCCCCACGTTCAAGCAGGCTGTGAATAGCGTTGATGTTGGCGATTAGGTTGTCTTGGGAGGTTCCACCGATGAGCACGGTGGCTGTCACCGTGCGGTTGTTATAGGCCCGTTGGGTTATATCAGCACCATGCCTGTTAAGGTTGCGTCCTCCCACGGCTGTCCTGCTGGTTGGCACAGGAGCCAGGAACGGGGAACGTGCCGAGTAGATAGTCCCGTCGTTGAGGTCTATGGCCGTGTCATCGTTGAGTAGCTGTAAAGTCCACGCCATAGTCTAAAACTCCCCACCAATCGCCTCTTGCGCTGCTGCGCTACCGCCAAGATATGTATCGCTAATATCACCCAACTGCACTACCACTGGTGTGAGTTCGCTGAGTCCTGCCGCTAGGTCAATGGTCGGGTCTTTTGCGTGTGCTTGCATAAGTGCGAAAGCCGCTCGCAACTTTTCACTCTCCTCATGAAATGAAATACCACCACCAACGCCCCCACCACCAGGACGACCACCATTGCCACTACCCACCATACCCTGCGCCATCCTACTCATGTCTGATGCTAGGGTCTGCTCACGATATTTATATCTCAGTGCTTCTAGAGAAGGGATGAGTACATCGGTCACCTTGTCTGCCGTCTCCTCAACTGCATCGCCCACGGCTTCCACGTCCTGTACCATGTGGCCTCCCCACGCAGTCGTTACCACCTTTGCCGCATCCTTGCTGGCCTCCCCAAAGTCTATGACCACTGCGTCCAGCCTGTCTAAGGCATCACTCAAGGACGGGATAGACCTATTCGTTATCTCGTTGAATGTATTGATAAGCAAATCCATAGGCGCAGCGAACTGCCGCATAAAAGATATGAACCCGTCCAATAGGGTTTGCAGAATCTTGGCGGTGATGTCCCTGATACCCCCGAAGTCCCTTTTCCACGCAACGACCAACCCAGCCACCAGAGCAATCAATCCCGTAATCGCCAAGGTGATGAGGCCAAACGGCCCCAGCATGGCGTGGAAAGCTGCGCCCACCATAGGGGCGAGCGCAATCAGCCCAGGTAGCATCACCAGCAATGGCCCCAGCACCAGCAGGAACCCACCGACGGCTGCGGATACCAGGACGATGACCTGGGTCAGCCCAGGATTGGCATCTGTCCATGCGCTGACCTTGCTGATAACCGTGGTGGCCTTCTCCGCGAAATCTGTTATCACTGGTGCAAGCTGCTCTGCGATAGCCAGCATCACGCCCTGGAGACTGCCCTTGAGGGTGGTAAAGGAATCACTGAGCCGTGCCGCCTTGTCTGCGGCCTCCTGGTCAAAGACCACCCCCATCTCATGGGCCTTCTGTTTCATCTCCTCCAGCCCTGCGGCTCCCCCTGCCAGCATCGGCAACAGGGCTGTCCCGGCCCTGCCGAACACCTCCTGGGCTGTTGCGACCTGGTCTGTTTTGTCTGCCATATCAGCCAGGGCCATAGTCAGGATTTCAAACTGCTCCTCTGGGCTTTTACCCATCAGGTCGTCGACGCTCACACCCATCCTGTCCAGTGCGTCCACGCTCTCTCCCAGCCCGTCCTTCGCATCGACAATGACCTTGGACATACGTCGGATGCCTGTCTCCATACCCTTTAAGGAGGAGCCAGACAACTCGGCTGCAACACGCAGTTCGGATAACGCCTCGGTGGAGAACCCTGTGCGCAATGCCATCTTCTGGACTTCGTCGCCCATCTTGGCGAACTGGGTAATGCTCGCAACGCCCAGACCAGTGATGAGTCCACCCGCAACGGTGGCGGCTCGACCCACCGACTTCATTTTGTCAGCAATGCCAGCAAGACCAGCCTTGGCCTTTGCTACATCTGCGTTGACTCTGATAACTACTTCATTAGCCATGTTGCAACCTAGACAAGTTCGCTAATTGTTCTTCCATGTCTTGTGTCTTATTGCTTGGAGCATCATCGCTTGCCAACGCCAGGATGCTCTGTATGCCGAATATAAGGTCAGCATCCTCTGCTAACAGTTGGGACGGCAGGCAGCTATATCTCTGGCACAAGGCATCAATCATCCTGGCACGGGTGAGGGGCCACGGCATCCCAATGACGTTGCCGTCCCTGTCCGTGCCTCCCCCTACATGGAGCCACCGTTCGACCTCCCGCCTAAAGGGTCTGGCGGCTTTATGGCAGCATCTACCCATTGCTGGAGGATGACATTTGCGAGGTCTATCGGTATCGCTATCATCCCCTGGCCCGTTGCAGCAATAGCGTTGCCGTCATCATCCTCCAGGTTCCAGCCCTCCAGCACCGACTCGCCGAATACCTGGAAGACCTGGAATTGTTTATCGTCGGCTATCAGGTCTTGTATCTCCATGAATAGGGCAACAGGTACATCCAAACGCACAACCACCTCGGCCCCCTCATAGGCCGTGTCCTCAAATATCAGACGGGCCGTGCGCCTGGGAACCCTGTAACCTCTCGTTGCTTTCTGCGTAGTGGCTACCATATTCCCTCCTCTGCCTTCTTACACAATTGTACAAATGCGGATGCTAGGGTCACACCCTGATACTATGCCCAAGTGGGGGCTGTACCGCTTTGCAGTACGCCTGGGACAGAGAATGTCAATTCACCGCTCGATGCCCTGGTCAGTGGATAGTCGGTGAGCAACTGCTCACTGGCTAGGGTCTGACCGCTCATCACCAGAGTGACCGTCCTCGCTACCGAGGCACTTCCCACGGTCTTGAACACATCATGCGACATATTGGACGCATCATTAAAGACCCCATCGAACGTTGCCGACAAATCTGCCAGCAACAGGAGGCGTTCTATCGCCGCCTTATCCACGCCCGTCACATCCTGGGTGCCTCTGGGAATTGACCAGCTTAACCCCGTGATGTCATTGCTGATAGTTCGGGCCGAGCCTCCGCTATCATCAATTGCCACGCTGACCGTGGGTGCTTCCTTCGCCATGTCTTACCTCACTTTCCTGCCTGTTCTGCGGCTGTATTAAACTCATCCATCCAACGCTCTGACTCCATAGCGTTATGCTCCACCCGACCTGCCTCTAGCCCTGGCAGGTCTTTGGTTAACCACGGCCCCCGTTCCAACTTCGTCCAGTGATTAGAACCAAAGCACCTCTGCCCTGCTGGATAGTGCAGGGTGATTAACCCGTCCCCCATGACCTCGGCCCTGTAATGTCGTTCCTTGTCGGCCCTAACAAAATCGTATTGAGGACTGTTAGCCTCAACGGTTGTCGTCCATCCCAGCAGATAACGAGGGCAATCCACCTCTGCGCAAGTTGCCCTGCGCCAGTGGGTGTCTTTGGGCCAAGTGACCTGATACTGGCTAGTACGCTGTATCATCT